CTGCCTCTACTACTGCGTTATTACCTGCTGTGCTTGTTTGGTAAACTGGTGTACCTTTTAATAATGTAGTAGTACCACCATTCTTAACACCTGAGGCTACTGCACCATCTAAATTACCAATGAAATTAGGAGCGGTTAAGTCTCCTGTAAGGATGCCTCCAGATAATGGAAGGCCCTCTGTATCCTCTAGGAAATCGTTTAAGAGTTGGGCTGTCATACGCAACTCTACTCTTTCTCCAGAAGTGTGTGCGCCAGTTGTAGCCTCACAAGTAAATGTAGTGCCAGTTATATCTGTAACCTTGACAACTTCGTCAGATAAAGAGATATAAGTCCAATCACTTCCACCTAATGTAGGGAAGTTAGTAGTTGAAACTACTGTAAAGGATGTGGCACCTGTGTTTATATTAGCCGCTAAAGTTGTTTGGGCGTTGTTACTAAATTTTACAGACATAGAATGCCTCCTTTAAGGGTTACGAAATAGTGATTGTCCAGGTAATTGTTAATGAGTCAGCAGAACCTTTGTTTACTACTGCGAACTTAGTACGAGCTAACATATCACCACCTGTAGCAGCATCAAAGATACCCGCTTCAGTGATAGCACCAGTACCATCTCCAGCTGCCCAAGTACAAGCGTACTGGATCGTGTTATTAGACACAGTGCCACCAGATATAGTTAAAGTATTTCTGTCTAATTCTGTAACCAATGTTGTATCTGCAGCAAGTACTGGATGAGTAGAGATAGGGTTAGTATCAGTACCAATAGCCATATGAGTCATTACCGTATTAGCATCAGCCATACGGTCAGCAACCCATTCTTTACCTGCTGTTACTACTAAGTTCTTAGTCTCTTGAACTACTTCATTGTTAATAGCAATTGTTAATGCACCAGTTAGTGCTACGTTATCGTTAATCATTCTAAACTCCTAGTTTAATGTTGTTGTGTTTAAAGGAAGGCCGTTTAAAACTCTTCCTGAAATAATGGCATAAGTTACCAATTCTGTAATGCTTATAGCATCTGTTGTTAGCGGCTTGTTAAATTGCAAACCAGTTTGTTCACTAAAGGAGATAAATTCCTCTAGGGCTTTGGAAGCACTGGCAACTGATAAATCAGACATACCAAATGCATTTCCTTTGTTCCCAATCACATCTTTATTGACTAAAGCGGTATCGTCCAAGTTGATTGCATCTTCTAAAACCTTTGAGAAAGACTGTGTAGCGTTGTCTGTCAATATACTTGTTTCGTCAAAATAACGCAAATATATTAGTGTAACGGTCACAACATCTCCGACTGTCATTGAGTCACTTTCAATCTTACTATGGTCTAGCCCTATAATATCTGTAATAAAAGTGACATTACCTTTATTGCCATAAAATCCTTTATCAATCTGACTTAGGTCATCTATAGTAAAAGTATCATTAAAGTCCCTTTTGTAAGACACAACCCTAGCAAAGCTTTCAACTAATGCTAATGTTTCTTGGCTGCTATTCTCAAATGACAAGCTAGTGTCATCAAATATACTTGTTGTGTCATCTAGACTTTTGTTGACAAAAGCAATGTGTATATCAGATACAGGAACAAATTCGTGCACCCATTTGTTACCCGAGTTCTCATCAATATATGCCTGTGCCTCTGCAGCAATATAAGCTGTAGTTGCAGTAACCAAAGTTGGTGTATCTGTGGTTGCAGTAGCGCTAACAATCTCAATTGTTGCTCTTGCTGACATTTAAAACCCCGCTCTAATACTAAACTTAAATAAATCTCTAACAGAAACAATCTTTCCATTATTATATGTAATTAAAATCTCACCTTCATAGTCGCCAACGACACCTGTTAGTGATGCTGTAGTCCATTGCATAATAACGTTTCCGTTTGTTGCTGGAGTTACGATTGTACAAGGAAGTGTTGCCTTAAGGCTTGTTGAGCCAATCTTGCGGAATTTCATAACAACAGAGTGTACATTTGTTAAATCAATTATCTCCCAGGTTGTTGGATCCGAAGGGTCTAACGTTTGTCCTGAGGCAGCTGTGTTACTATCCCTTAGGGTTATATTTAGTTCAGGTAATGTATTTCCAGAAACCAATCTAATGGTATCGTAATATTGATCATCCTGTTCATAAAAAGTATTTCTAGCCATTATATCTCCTAAATTAAGTTACTCTTGAATGACTGTGTATATTGGCCACTTTTTCTTTCAGCAGCTTTAGCCTTCTCATTGAGCGTTTTAATCTTGGCTTCAACTAAAGTAGAATATTTAGTAGCAGCCTCATCATCGTGTAAGAATGCAAATCCAAAGGCAAGCGCACCATAGAGAATTAACTCATATTCTTGCAAGATATATGGATCAACCTCTACACCACTTATAATTGTGCCAATAGGTGGCTCAGCATAGTAATACTTTAAGTTGTATTCTCCAGAAGCCAATTGCTTTCCATCTTCGTCAGTAATTAGAAAAGTATCTAGCTCTCTGCTAAACGAATTAGGCAAGTTATTATTATGTAGTGCCTTAGCATCAACACGGTCTAAAACAATATCATCCTGTTTATCTGAGTCTGTCCATAACCCACCATCAGCAACACACAACTCTCTAGTAGTGTTTACTGAAGCATTTACAGAGCACTCTCCTTTGTTTAACTTTCTAAGCTCAATAACCTCTAAATATCCAGTTGGAATATTGATACTAGAATCTGTTGAGGCGATTGAAAATGTCGCTTTACGCTCTAGTGGTGGAACTCTAAGAGTCTCGTAAATCATAGCTTCGCCCATTTCTATGAACTGGTCTAGCTGGTCATTACTAAAGTCGCTTCTATTAAGCCAGTTGGCTACAGAAGTTCTTAATGTTGCTTGATTACTAATAATCGCCATTACAGTCCTCCTAGACTATATCGATTACTCACACCGCCTGTTAATAGGCGTGGGTATTCTGTTTTTATAATTTGCTTGAGTCTTTCAACCTGTTTAGGATTCTGAAAGAACTCATCTGAATGTACATCTATTTTATATTTAGAATATATATCAATAGCAATGATGTCAGGTATGATTGCGAAACTTCTTGCGCCAGTGTTCTCTTGAATTTGCGATCTCATTTCGTGAGCATACTGAAGATGTCCCTCAATATCCTGTGAAGCACCAAAGCCATCTTTGGTAATTTTTCCATTAAAACTATTCATATATATTCCTTGAATGAAATAACCCCTATCGAATTGACAGGGGTTAAGTTACCTAGGTATTAAGCTAAGTTGTCGATTAGACCGTTTGCAGCTGGGTTGTTACACTCAAGAGTACATTCGTGAACCATCAACGCACGTAGGCGGTCACCATCTTCAGAGATATCTCTGTGGTGTAATGGACGTAATGTAGCCATCTTGAAAGTAGATGCATCGTAAACTAATACGTTGTCATCTGCAGCAGCGTTAGGTGCACCTGCGCCTGAGCCAGTAGCGCCCATAACGTAGTTAGGAACAACTTTAACAACACCGAAGTCTGTCTCATAGATTTCAACTGATTGACGTAACTTACCAGAATCATCGATGTTACGACGTACGTTGCCGTTAGCAGCTTGACCTTGTGCAGCAGTTGAGAATAAACGCTTAACACGAGGTGACATCATAAGAGTAGATGGACGACCACCATTCTCATAACAGTTTTGCATTACTTGGTCAACTTGTGACAAAGAGAATGCAGCAGCTGTACCAGCAGAAGTAGGTACGTTAGAACCGTTACCAGAACCTAAAGTGATTGCACCACCTGATGCGTTCACTGTGTTGCTAGCAGGAACCCACGATTGGTATCCACCCATCTTACGGTTACCAGAAGTAGACTTTACGCCTTTACCAGTCGTTAATGCCCACTCAATGTCACGCATAATTTCCTTACCACGCTTCTCAGACTGGTACTTAAACTCAGACTTACGGCCAGCCTTATCAACAGCTTCGATAGAACCTGAAACTTCAATAGACTTAGTAAAGATTTGCGCTTGGTTAGAAAGACGTGTAATCTCTGGTCCAGTAGAAACTGTACTAGGGAAACCTGCGCCTTCTGCAGTGTTATTGTCGCCAGGCGCTGCTAGCTCGTCAGTTGACCATTCGTGAGACAAAGCTTTCGCAGATGTCTTACCAATAGATGACATAAAAGGTGTTTCATCACGAACAATGTTTGAGATGAAGTTTGCAAGGTCTTCGCGCTGCGAGTTTGCATTTGATGTATTAAATACTGTTGCCATTAGATTTTCTCCTAAAAATAGCTAGAAGAGTTGTGAGTCCTCAAAGATATCGTCATAAACATTGTTACTCAAAATTTCAAGATCTTCATTAGATCCGTTTCCTTTTTCAAGTCTACTACGAGCCTCATCAGCCTTACCCTTCTTTTTGATTTTATTTGGAACAGGTTTCTTTGTAGGAACTTTCTTCACAGGTACCTTTTTTCGTTTTACGGCACCTTTAGAAGCAGACGATTTTAATCTACGGTAGTCATCAATAAACTTAGCAATTATAGGATCCGTAATAGTTGCAACAAAAGCTTCGGGAATCCCCTGCTCTACTGCAAACTTATAATTATCCCGAGCAATCTCTTCAGACCAATCTGGAACCAAGTTAGGGATTTCCTTTTGGAACTCCTCAAACTTTGACTTCATTTCCTTCTGAGCTTGCTCTTTGCTATTTTCATCCATCTTAGCAATCAATCCTTCTCTATTCGCTTTACGCTTGTTGTACTCATCTTCTAGAGATTTATACTTATATTGTAAAGTTGCTAGATCATCATCGACCCCTTCGACGTACTCACCCTTAGCCACTAGATCCATAGTTTTCTTACGGTCCTCTAGTAGCGCTAGATCTCTCTCATCTTGCTGCCCAAGTAATTCTTTGTTAATCTTTTCATAAAGACTAGATTTACTTTGTTCAGCTTTTAGTTCCTTGGCCTGTTCCGCCAATTCTTGACCTTTCTTAGTCTGGCTCTGATTAGTCTGATATCCTTTAATAAGCTCTTCTAATGAAACTTTAGACTCTTCTCCGTCAATCTTAACGGGAACCTCAAATTCCATATCTAACTCACCTTCTTCCTCTTCCTCAGCTTCGTCATCTTGGGTAGACTCTTTGTCATCCTCATCCTCGTCTGGCTCGTCGGTGGCATCATTCTCATCTTCATCAACATTTTCAGCGTCCTCGTCAGCTTGGTCTTCATCTTCGCCTTCGAGTTCTTCTGTGTCATCTTCATCGTTCTGGGTAGATGCTTCATCTTGTTCGTCATATGCAGGTGCTAATGTACCATTTTCAACTGCGTTGTCTAACAAAGAATCAATTGCATCATCCATTGCGTTTTCAAATCCTGAATCATTTGTGCTTGCATCATCAGCTGTGCTGGTAGAATTTTGTTCACTCATAATTTTTTCCTATTATAAATAGGGTTTTCCTTTATTACTTCTATTCAGGAATAAACATTCCTGTTCCCTTTCGGTCTAGATATATCATTGCGTTCATAAGCCTTTTTCGATCATCATTAAAGTGAGCTATGCCAAAATTGCACTTATGGCACAACAACCCTCTAATTTCTCCAGTGTTGTGATCGTGATCAACAGACAGTTTATTTCCATTGTATCCACTATCAGCTTCACAAATGAAGCACTTACCACCCTGATCTTCAAACATCAGATCATATTCGACTGATGTTATCCCAAAGTTTTTCTGAAGCTTACTCTCTCTTCTTGCAATCTTTGAGCATTCTTTACACCTATGATCCAACCCATCTTTTGCGCTATTCTTTGCGTAAAACTCAGACTCAATCTTGATGTATCCACATATCCCGCACTCTTTCATATATCCCTTAAAAGTAATAATGGAAAACCCTTAATCATTTTATTTAAATGATCGAGTTTATATTACCTCTCTCATCTCTCATCAAAGTCCTATACAAGAACTACTTCTTTTTTTTGACTGGGGCTTTTCTAGCTTCCAGCTCTTTCTTTAACATAATCATATCTAGACACGGTGTTGAATTGGCTCTTACATATGAAGCTCCAATACTCATATCATTAATCATAACGTCAATAATTGACTCTAAATTGTCAATTGCTTTACTAAGCTTCTCACTCATCACTCTTCTCCTTCTAGCTCTCGTGTTTTGTTTCCTTTCGCTATAATAGAGCGCTCAATATTATTCTGAACAGCTCCTAACGAAATTGCCTGATGATATATAAATTCCCTTGCTTGTGCTTCGTGGTGCTTGGTTTCAAGCCACGCTTTAAATAGGTCATTCATCAGGTCTTCATAGACAAATGTAAAGGTATCTTTAATACTTTCACATTGCCATCCTTTTTCTAGGACTCTCTTTGCGTCATCATAAGGAGTTACCTTTTTAGGCTTCCCATCAACGTTTTGATGCCCAGGAGTTCTTTTGTAGTTCATCTCTCATCATCTCCAGTTTCTACAATCATTTACATTTTTACATTAATCTTTGGATTAAATTGCTTTGAAGCTCTGCGCTTCTTAGCTGCATCTGACTTTTTTGTGCAAGGTCTTAGACCATTGCCAGTGTCAACTGCACATCCTGTTTTGTTTCCGTAGTTGGCCTGTGTAGCGCCGCCTTTGTAGCTTTTTCCAATACTCATTAAATTTCTCCTTGTTGCATTGCTTGTTGTTGCATTGCCTGTTGTTGCTGTTGTAACATAGCCTCTTGTTCTGCAGCTGCAGCCTCATCTCCTTCAGTGTCCTTGTAAAGACTTGGGAAGTCCATTTCTTTAACAACAGGGTCAGGAGCGCCATCTTTACTAGCCTTGATTCTTATCTCAGCCCACTTACGATTAGACTCATCTTGAGCTTCTAGTAGTTGACGCTTATTGTCAATCTTCTTATTGTCAACCTCAGCCTTAACCAAACTAATATTAGCTCTGGTTGTTTCTGACTCAAGCTCTTGAGCCGCTTGTGCAGATTGTTGCTCTTTTTGAACTTGCTGTTCAACCTCTTGCATTGCCTGTTCATCTTCAGGATCAACAAAGTAATCAAGAGGGTCAAAGCCCATAGATTGTAACATTTTACTGCCTAGGTTATAGGCTGCTTGTGGTGAGATGTACTTTCTAGCATCTGGGTCTTGAGCCATCTGAGGTAACAACTCAGCAACTTGAGCAAGTTTTTGCTGTTGGCTACTATTTGAGTTTTCACCTAGATTTGCTTGAACATCTAAATCAAGATTAGAAGGGATTCTCTGAAGATCCAGAGGTGAAATAGAAGCATAACCCTTTTCAGTTTTATACATCATATCCTCTTTGATATTCTGTCTCATCTCTTTTAATACGCCACGACAAAGGTCTTTTAATCCTGTCTCCATAAAGCGTCTAGCAATGTGCTCGATACGAATCTGTGCAGCCGATTGTGCATTTGCAGTTTTCTCAGCAGAGTTACCAGATACATATAAAGCATCATTAAGCCCCATAGAGGCCTTTGTTAGACCTGTTGATTGCTCCTTTTGTAGTTGTAAAAACTCTAGCATACCTTGTGTACCTGAACTGATAGGCTCAGGATTAAGTTGCTGAACAGAGTTAACAGGGCTTCCGTTCGTAGCAATAATTTGCTTAGGAACTGGATTCTGCAACGCTGTAAAGTCAACCACATTAGGATCTGCTAATGTTCTACCGTAGTTACCATAATATACATTCTCAACGAATCCACGCATAATAGCCGTTGTGGCTTGCATTTGTGGGCGCACCATATCTGCTAGAGATAGGCCAAAGAATTCGTGAGGAACTTCAATAGGGTTTAGGTCTGCTACAGGGATGTAAGAAGAATCTTCCTCTAAAAGAATATCCTCACCAGCTTTAATAATATGCTTTAACTCAGCAATGCCGTCACCATCTCTATCAGATCTAATCCAACACTCGATAACCTCAACAATTTGATTAGCCTCTTCGTCCTCATCATCGTGAGTAACTAGGTTCTCAATACCTGTTGCGTCTCTACGTGCGAACTTCTCAGAAGACCAATTTGAACCCCTTGATGCTTCTGCGTTCTCACCGAGCTCGGTCAGATCTTTTTTAAATTCAGGAAACATTTGTCTGATCTCTGAATGAGTCAGCTCCGTTGCCTTACCTACAAAAGTAGCATCATAAATACTACTTGCAGACCTATTGATTAAGAATGTTTCAGGAGGAACAGCGTCGATGTCTACCTTAGACTTATCAACTTTCCTTTTTAACCTAACATTCTGATAGGTGATCTCTGGGCTCAGAGGATCTACATCCTCGTTAATTTCCAGGTCTCCCACTATCTCTACGTTCGAGTCCGATAGGATCTCGTCTAAAACTACTTCGGGAATAGATTCGTATTCCTCCATTTCATATTCTGCATCTTCTATCCAAGCCCAGGTTACTGTTCCGTTTCCATAAAGAAACGAAGACTTAATCCACGTGTTTAAGATTCTCCAACCATCGTTACTATTAAAGATACAATAGTTAACAACATCAGACGCAACTCTAGCGTCGTGAATATCTCTTGGGTTGGAAGACCTTGGGATAAAATTAGCAAGCTTATTGTTGTCCAATAAAAGCTTAACAACCAGTGAGGTGTAACCCTCAATAATTTCAACAGTATCCGAAGATACAATTTTGGAAACACCTTGAGGAGCTAAATCCCCTCTTGGGTCCATTGTGTATTCATATGTAGAACTTTCTCTTTTCTTAGAGAGGTCTGACGACCCTGTAATTCCACCTACACTATTACGCACCTTCGAGTCAATAGATTGAATCAATTCCTCGTCAGTTATCTTTTTGTGTTGCATTCTCACTCTCTCCGTGTTCCCTACACTTAGCCAGGATTAGAAGTTAAATCCAGTTAGTGTCTGCTTGGGTTGAATAGTTGTTAGTTTCTCCGAACGAAAACGCTCGGTTTGTTAGTGTGTTTCCGTGTGTTCTCCACGCCTCACAACAGATGGCCAAAGCCATTACTGTGTCATCGTGGTGTCCAGGTGCAGCTTGCATCTTCTGGTTATCTCCAACTAAGATATAGTTTCTTAGCTCGTCAAGCATTAGTTGACTTGGTATGTTTATATCAAAATCTTTAATTAATGCTTGGAGGTTGGATATAATCGGAGTCTTACTCGCTCCTGTTGTTCTAAATCCAAAACTATTAACATCGTTTGAATATTGTATGTTAGCGGTTTTCTTTTGCTGATATAAGCTTGGGTAGTTCATAGAGAACAGCTGCTGTATTGTAGCGATACCTATGGAGTTACTTTCACAGGCTAGTAGGCAGTTGTTGTACCATCTACCTAAGTAAAATAATACCTGGCCAAAATATACAGGATCAATCCTATTGTTACGATACATAGCAACAACATTCCTATCGCTATCCATAATGATAGCCACACTATAATCTCCACCTACACCACCTGCCACATCGGCACCAATTAAATATTTTTTATCTCTCTTAGGAGGCTCCCAGACATCTAGCTCCCCCTCCTCGTGTTCATCAAAGTTTGCATAATCCCTGTTAAATCTTCTTTTGGACTGAACATCCTCTGGGATATACTTCTGTAAAGACTCAACATCAAATACGTTTGATCCAGATTGAATAAATGATTCTTCTGCAGTGAAAGGATACTCTTGCTTAAATGTAATAGAGGATGTCTCTGCAATCTTAATACGACGCCAATATATCTGTCCGTCTGTTAGATTCCATTTCTCCTGAACCTTTTCCTCATCTAAAGTTTTTCCAAAATCATCTGGAACCTCTAGAGTATATTCATCCTGAAGATACCAAGGTACAAACAAAGGAACGAACTGTCCCTCGCCCTTCTCTGCCTTATTCCATAGGTCGTAATAAACACCTTGAGCACCATTAGAGGTGCTGTTGATAATTACTATAGTTCCTTTTGAGTTTGATACTGACTGGAATAGACCAGCCATAACCTTTTCGGCATTTTGGAAGAATGCAGTTTCATCACATAATAGTGCCGTGTTTGTTGTACCACGACCAGGGTTCTCAGCTCCAGCTGTAAAGCATCGGAACATAGACTTATTCTTTTCAAACTTCATCTCCCTCTTATTTGAGGCAGACAATTCCGGTTTCATATCCTTTGGCAAATCCTCAAGGAATGTTTGCGACATTGAAAAGATACTCTCTGTTGTCGGCTTATCTAGAGAGATAATTACGGCTCTAGTAGATTCAAAAAACAACGCTCTATGAAATACAAGTGCAGAGGATATTGTTGAGAATCCTGCTTGACGATACTTGGAGATAATAATCCTAACACGTCCAGTGCTCTCCATTTGTCTTACAAATTCTTTAACAACAAGCTCTTGTGCTTTGTTAACCTTAAGTTTAATCTTTCCCAACGACGGGTCTTTTGGAAATATATAAAGACACTCGTTAATAAACTTCAACGGGTCGTTCTTATACATCTCCCATTTCTTTCTTTTCTTAAGCTCATTAAGAAGCTCTATTTTTCTTTCAGCCATAACCAACCCCTCATCATCTCATCAGTATCTAGTATTTAGCCAGCTAAATGTTATTACTTCTTGTCGTTTCCAACAAGACTAAGTATCTCTTTATCCAACTCAGCATCGGACATATCGTTTACATCTGCAGCCTCAATGGTTGCCCTAGTATCTTCTGTAACCTCTACATATTTGTTAGCCTCAATAATAGCCTTAAGGGCTAAAGTATCTCCAGCTGTTGAATCTTTACTAAAGTTTCTTGAAGCAATCTCAAGCATCATCTCAGCTGGGGATAAACCCTCACCTGCTGCTATAGCCTCCTTAACCAATGTAATCTTACGCTTAGCTCCAGATGGTTTACCATTAGGATTACCACTTACACCTGGCTTAAACCTAGCCGCCAATTGGGCTGCTGTAGGCTTCTTCCTAGTACCATCCATCTTTTCTTTCTCGGCCCTTTTCTCCTGAAGCTTCACCCACTCAAAAGCAGAACGTCTTCCAGAGGTTATATCTTTATTCTTAAATTGTCCCATAATATTTTTTCCTATAATTTTTTAAATCATATCAAGAACCATACAGATCTGTAGACCCCCCTAGGGGCTATTACTTTCCCTGTACGTTATTACGTAGCCAGCTGCAATCCTTGAATAAATTCAAGTTAGGATACGCACGGGCACTCTGTGAAACCTATACAGTTCTTGATATAATCTTACATTAATTTTAACAAATACTCGGCCTATATAAGAACCTATATAGCTCCTATAATATCCAGTAATATTCTATTACCATCCTACCCACTAACCTAAACGAATATTATGTAGATTGCGTTTAGAATCTATGTGTGCATTGTTGGAATCTTGTAGGGTTTCTGTAGAAACCTTGAGGTCACCGTGTGGGTATTATCTATATAATAAGACCCCTGGGTATACTTTTCGCACCCCCCAAGTGCCTCACAGTCACCAAACGGGAGCTGCGCCACCCGTATAG